ACGGTTTGTAACAAACTTACCTGTATTTTTATCATAATATACAGGGCTAGATTTTTCATTATTGGATTGATACATACGAACTCTAAAGTTATGGAGATCGTGATTTTTATATCCATCATCAGATAAATCACCACGCAACTGCGTGGTTCCAGGTTTGCAGAATTCAGGTTTAACTGAAACTTCTACAAATACAAACCTTCTGTAAGCTCCACCTTGTGGGCGGAAAATCTTACTGATACCACCGTCATAAGTGTTTGTTGTTGCTACAACATAACGACACATAAATGGTATCATACCCTTATCTTCCAAAGCGGCTTGATTAGTCATGTATGGAATAGGGTTAATAAGGTAAATGGCCTTCGCCATTGCACCTCCTTTTTTCTGAACGTTTATTTCATCTTTAAATTGATCAACATCATCGATAACGCATATTTCATGAGAAACTTTAAATTCCGAAAAATATTCATCATCTTCATTGTACATATATTTAAGAGAAGGGTCATATAATTTACCTTCACCTTTAATATCACGTTCATTTTGGTATAAACAGTGCATGAACTTATCTATCAATGCACTTTTACCAACACCGGGGGGACCATAAAAACAAAATCCCAAAGGTGCCTCTCGTTCTTGTAAAACTTGGAGCTTATCCATAGCCCTAAGTTTAAAACGAGAAAGTTGTGCCTGTTGGTTCTTAAGGACACTAACTTTAAATTTGTCGTTTGCAAAAAATGATGATAATTTCTTGCCACGCTCAATACACAAATCACACTCAGTAAGATAATCTCTAACCGACCAGCCCATGTTAGCCATGGAACTTGGTAAATCACTATAATGTGATAACTTTGTATATTGTTCTTCATAATCAGCAACTTCTTTATCATCAATAAAGAAGGCTGAACGGTTTCCAGTTTCTAAATATAAGGAAACCTTGTCTAAAATGTAAACAGCACCATCTAAAACAGATAAAGACAGTTCTGCGATATGTTTCTTTTGGTATCGTTTTTCTAACTTGTTTTGAA